GGCAGTGCCGGCATGAACCCGTTAGCCGCTTTGAGCTGCCGCAGATAACGATTGAATCGCCCCAATGAAAATCACTTCCACTGAATCACTGGACGCCCACGTCGCCGAAATCGTGCGCCTCAAACTGCGCCACGCCGCCGACACCGCGCGGCATGAAATGGAAATCGCCGCGCTCCAAAAAAAAGTCGCCGCGCCCCTGGCCGATCTCTGCGACCGCATCGCCGAGGCGGAAGCGGACGCGCAGGTCTATTGCGAGGCGCACCGCGCCGAGTTGTTCCCGGACAAAAAATCCCGCGAGACCGTCAGCGCCGTCATCGGCTTCGAGTTCACGCCGCCGCGCGTGGAAACCTCAAGCAAAAAAATCCGCTGGGAAGACGTGGTGACGCGCCTCTTGCGGCTGCCCTGGGGCAAAGCCTACGTGCGCACGCCCGCGCCCAAACCGGACAAGGAAGCGCTGCTCACCGACCGCGAGAAACTGAGCGCCGAACAGCAAACGTTCGCCGGCATCCAGTTCCGGCAGGATGAACAATTTTACATCCGCCCTAAATCAGACGTGGCCGAGGCCACCACCATTGTGACCGCGTGAAAAAATCCTGGCTCGAAACCCTGGACACGCCCGTCGTGAACCTCAGCGGCGCGCGGGGAGAAGCGGCGGCGCCCGCCGCTCGTCTGGCCGCCCTCGAAGCGCGCGTGGCCGCCATTGAAGTCTGGCTCCATCACGGGGCCGGCATCACCCGCGCCATCCGCCGCGCCGCCGCCGTCTGGCCCGGGCCGTTCAGCGCGCGGGATATTTACGAAATCGTTCGTCGCGGCCGCATCGCCGTCACCTTCGCCGGCGTCTCCCAGCATTTGCAGCGCCTGGCCAAACGCGGTGGCCTGGAGATAATCCGGCCTGGCGCCGGCCGTGTGCCGACGCTGTACGAACACCTGGCCGGCATGGATCACGGCGCCGGCTGTCCGCGCGGCACGCACCACGCGAACACGAGCGGCCTCATCTGCGGCCTGCGCCGCGCGTTGCCGGAGCTGCCGGAACAATTCAGTCTCGATGACGTGCGCACCTGGATGGACGCACATTGGCCCGGGAAAAAACCGGCGAACCTCGGCGGCTATCTGGCGGCGCTGCGCGCCAGCGGGGACATCGAGGTCACCCGTCCGCGCGGGCACGGCCCCGGCGCCGTCTGCCAGCTCTATCGCGCGACGAACCGCAACGCCCCGAACGGCGAGCGCCTCACGGCGCACGAGACCGCCTGGCGGGCCTTCCGCAGTACCCTGAAAATCGAGCCGCCTGAAATTCTCTTCGGCAATTCCCGCGACACATGAGGCCCGTTTATTTCCGGAACAAAAATTTCGCCGCGCTGCAAATCCAATTGTCCCGGCAGCAAGTCGATGTTTATTTTGCCTGGCGAAACCACGGCCCCGGCACCACCCGCGCCGTGGCCGCGGCCGCCGGCTTCAGCCTGCTCAGCTTCCGCCCGCGCAGCACGGAGTTGCTGCAGCTCGGCGCCCTCTGCCTCGCGGACGAACAGCCCTGCCCGCGCGAGGGCTGCTATCGCGCGCGGCCCCACGCCGAGTGGCGCGCCTGGCAAGAAGCCCGGCGCCAGGAAACGCTGGAAAAACAGTTGAACCTGATCTATTCAGGCCCCTTCTGAAATGCCGCGCCAGCCAAAAAACGGAACACCAGAGGAGCGCGAGTTGTCCCAACTCGCAGCACCCAGCGTCGAAATGGAGTCCGTGCACATCCGGCAGCCGGACGGCTCCATCCTCACGCGTGGACGCCTGCGCGTGGTGCCGGCGGAAATATCCACCGGCGAGTTCGCCCGGCGCACGGGCCTGAGCCGGCGGTACGTGGATTATCTCTGCCAGATCGGGGAGGTGACCAGCCGCCGGCTCAGCCCGAAACCCGGATCGAGCTACCGCATCGAGGCCGCCGAGGTGGACCGCTGGCGCGCGCGTTGCGCCGCCGCTGAGTAAACATGACAACCGAGTGCCAGGGCTGCGGACGGCGATTCCCTGCGGCTGAATTTGTCTCCAACGATTTTCACGGTGGTCTTTTGTGCCGGGAGTGCTCGGATATCGTAGATCGGAGAAGTGAATTGGACAGAACGGATCGACCTGCCTCAGTGTCACTTTCCTCGCCCGGCGCGCCAAGCGCGCCGGGCGCGCTTCCGCTTCCGCGTGGGCGCCGGCTATGCTGTCGCCGATGACTGATCATTGTTTTCTGCTCGCGGCCACGGCCCCGGACCCAGCCTTTACCGGCAACCTGGTTGTCGTCCTTTGCCTGGTTGGCAACGCGGTGGCCAGCATCATCGCGCTCGTCATCGCCGCCCGCCGCCGCCCGCCCTTCGGCGAAGAAATTTACAAAGAGTTCGCGCGCCGGCAGGAATGGACGGAGAGCACCGTCGTCCTGCACAACCGCATCGATCGGAACAAAGTGGACGTCGAAAAGCTCGCGGACCAGGTGAGCAAAGGTTTCCAGGACGTGGAGCGGGCGCTGGGCCGCATCGAAGGCTCCCTCAAAATGATCAAAGACAATGACAATGGTTAACGCCGAATCGTTGCGGCACGCCGTCCGCGAAGTGCTCGCCACCCGTCCGGGCGCCGCGCTGGACGCCGCCGGCATTGCCCGGCGCGTGCGCAAGGACGCGCTCGTGGATTTCCCGTTTGACGACGGCGACTTGCTGGCGGCGCTGGATTTTCTGCGCGGCCTGGACCAGGCGCAGTGGGCGCACGACGGGTTGGGCGCGACGAAATACTGGCAGATCACCAGCGCCGGCACGCTGGCTTTCGAGCGAAACTTATGAAACTTTTTCTCCGTGCCATCGTCGCGCTCGTCGTGGCGCAGGCCCTGATCATTGCGCACCTGGCCGCCCAGCCCTCGTCGCGCGCTTATTATGGGGTCACGCCCCTGCGCCTGGAATACCTCGGCGAGTTCCGCACCGAGGCCGATTTCCTCCTCATGTTTTACGGGCCGCGCGCGCTCGATGCCACCCCGGTGCTGCAGTATCTCTGCGTCTTTTCCTGCCCGCAAAAAATTGCCGCGCGGTTGGTCCACGTGCGGATCACGCCGGAATGGAGCGCGGCCATCGTGGCAGGCGCGCCCTATACCACGAATGCGCCGTCAGAATTACCATGAAAACCATCCTCCCACTTCTCCTCACTGCGCTCGCCCTCCTCGCGGACGGCTGCGCCGTCATCCGCCAGCGCGCCGCCGTGGAAAGCCTCGGCACGAATGGCGTCGTCGAAATCCGCACCACCGCCGGCAAGACCGCCAGCACCGGCGCCAGCGGCGTGGAGCAGGAGGCCAGCACCGCGAACCTGGCCGCCGATCTCAATGCGCTGGCCAACATGCTCAAAGCACTGCGCCCCGCGCCCGCGCCCGTCCCGTAAGCTATGGCCCGCCAGGGTAAAATCGCCCGCCTCCCCAGCGCCGTCCGCGCCGCGCTCAACGCGCGCATCCTGGAGGGCCAGCACGCGGGCAAAATTCTGCCGTGGATCAACGGCCTCCCGGAGGTCCACACCATCCTGGAGGAATTGTTCGCGGGCGAACCCGTCACCGACCAGAATCTGAGCAACTGGCGCCTGGGCGGCTACGCCGAATGGCAGCAGCGCCGCGAGCGCATCGACGAGACCCGCGAGCTGGCGAAATTCGCCGCCGACCTCGCGCGCTCCAAAGGCGGCACGCTCAGCGACGCCGGCGCCGCCATCCTCGCCGGCAAACTGCTCGGCACCATCGAGGGCCTCGCCTCGGCCGTCGACGACCCGGAAAAGCTGAGCCTTATCGCCGGCGCGCTGGCCACCTTGCGCGCGGGCGATCACACCGCCGAAAAAATCCGGCAGATGCAGGTCAAGCTGGGCCAGGCCGCGGAGATGATCGCATTGGAGCGGCACAAATTCCAGCGCCAGACCTGCGGCCTGTTTTTGAAATGGGCCGAGGAACAGCGCGCCACCGAGATCCTCGCCGGCCCCGGCACGAACGCCGAGAAAATCGAGCGCCTCGGCAAACTGATGTTCGACGAGGATTGGGAATAGCCAGCCGGCCCGCCCATGAAACCGCGCGCTTACCAACGCGAAGCCCTCAAGGCCCTGCGCCACCGCCGCCTTTTTTGCCTGCTGTTTGAGCGGCAGGCGGGCAAGACCACCACGATCGGCCGCATGGCCCTTTTTGAGATGATGAAACATCCCGGGCGCGTCTGCATCTATGCCAGCGCCTCGCTGCTGCTCGCCAAAGAAATCATTTTCAAACAAATTTCCGCCACCGAACAAAGCGCCCGCGCGCTCATCCAAAAAGAAAGTGAAGTGCTCTTCGCCGCCGCCGCCGTGTCCACCGCCGAAGCGCACAAGGCCGGACTGGATTTTCAAACCGTCGATGTCGGCAGCCCGGCGAAAGCGGGCCGCGCGCTCAAAGCGCCGTCGCTCACCGAGTTCATGGAATTGTTCGAGGCCCAGCGGCTGGAGTTCCGGCTCTATCACGATCGCACCACCTTTTCCCGCACGCAGATCATCGCCCCGAATCCCGCCACGGCGCGCGGCTGGACCGGCACCGTGTTCCTGGACGAGATCGGTTTCATCAAGAATTTCAGCGAACTCTGGATCGCCATCGAGCCGATCATCTCCACCGATGCGCAATTCAAATTGATCCTGGCCACCACGCCGCCGCAGGACGACACGCACTATTGTTTTGAGCTGCTCGCCCCGCCCGCCGGCGTGGTGTTCCAAGCGAACCCTTCCGGCAACTGGTACGAAAGCGAGGCCGGCGTGCCCGTCCTCCGCGCCGACGCGTACGACACCCATGCCGCCGGCAAAAAAATCTTTGACGTGAGAACCGGCGACGAAATCGCGCCGGCCGAAAGTTTCCGCCGCGCGATCAACAAAGACGGCTGGCGCATCAACCACGGGCTGCAATGGCTGCTGGGCGGCAGCGCCGCCTGCGATTTGCTGCGCCTTAAGGTCGCCCAGGAGCGCGGCATCGGCTGCTGTCAGTGCGCGCTGATTGACAGTGACGCGGATTTCGATCAGGCGATGACCTGGCTGGAGCGCACGCTGGCCAACCGCGCCGGCGATTCCAAGTTTGGCCTCGGCTTCGATGTGGCCACCACCACCAAAGAAAAAAGCAACCCCAGCGTCCTGGCGGTCCTCGAGCAGCGCGGCCTGGACATGATGGCCCGGCAATTCCTGGTCTGGAAAACCAGAGACCCGGACGTGGCCATCGAACGGCTCAGCCGCACGCTGGACGTTTTGGAGAAGTGCGAGGCGCGTCCCCGCGCGCTGGCCGTGGATGCCACCAACGAGAAGTATTTCGCGGAAAATTTGCGCAAAGAATTTCGCGGGCGCGTGCCGGTGCTGCTGGTGGTCAGCAGCGAGACGGTCGATAAGCCCGGCCTGGAAAAGCCGACCAACTGGAAAGAATATCTCGGCGACCAATACGTCGGCCTGCTGGACGACAATCATCTCACGCTGCCGCCCGAACAATATGTCCGCATCGACCATCGATTGGTGCGCAAGGACCGGGGCCGCTACATGTGCGAGCCGGACGCCGATGGCCGGCATGGCGATACGTTTGACGCCGGGAAGCTCAGCGTCCACGCCCTCCTGAAGCGCGGCGGCCCCGCCTGGGCCATGCCCATGTCCACCGGAAATTTCTCGGTCGCGATGCGATGAAAAAGGTGCCGCTCAAAAATCCGCCCCAGGCGAAAGTCATCATCCGCTGGGCCGGCAGCAAACGGCCGCTCATTAAATTTTTGCTGCCGCTGATCCCGGTCCACGAGTGTTACGTCGAAGTTTTCTGCGGTGGACTGTCCCTGTTTTTGGCCAAGCCGCGCAGCGACCTGGAAGTGATCAATGACACGCACGGCGACCTGATCAACTTGTACCGCATCGTCAAATTTCACTGGCCGGAACTGGAACGCGAATTAGCCTGGGAATTGAACAGCCGCCGGCAATTCCAGGCCTTCCGCGATCAGCCCGGCCTCACCGATATTCAGCGCGCCGCCCGCTGGTTTATCCGGCGCAAGAACTGTTTCGCCGGCGACGGTCAATCCTTCGGGCGATCGAAAAAAAGTGGTGGTGCCGCCCATTCCTCGCTGAAAACCAAATTGGAACTGCTCGCCGGCTTGCACGCGCGGCTCGACAAAACCATCATTGAAAATCTGGACTGGAAAAAATGCGTGGCACACTACGATGGGCCGGAAACGTTTTTCTTTTTCGATCCACCCTATCTGGGTGGCTCGCCCAAAAGTTACCGTGCCTGGGACCGCGAGCAATGGCAGGAGATGGCGGACGCCCTGCCGCGCCTCCAAGCCCACTGGCTCCTGACCTGCGGCGATTCACCCGCCAGCCGCCAACTATTCCGCCGATACCGGCTGAAGCGCGTGACCCGGCCGATGGGCATAACGCCAGGCGCCGCGATGCGCGAACTGATCGTCACCGAAAAATGAAACCCCCGCATTTGCCCCAGGACAGTTTCCCGCGTGTCAAGCTACCGCACGGGCGCCTCGCGCCCCCAGCGCCAAACCGCCGCGTACCGCCGCGCCTTCCCGCGCGCCACGAGAACGCGCTGATGACCCTTTTTGAAAATCCGCGACGGAAGGCTTCAACGCAGAGGCCGCGGAGCAAACTCGGACAGCCTGGTCTCCGCTTCCTCGGCGGGAACCTCTGCGCCCTTTGCGTTAAACAGCACGGCCCCGAAATTTCAAATCTCTCTTTGGTTAGCCTTAAATCGTAAATCGCCCGTGTGTTTGACTCCTTCGCCCAATCCAACCTCGGCGCCTTCGTGCAAAGCGACGTGGACCCGCACGCGCGCGGTCTCAGGCAGGAGGAAGACATGCCCATAACCCACGCCATCCACGACGCCGGCCGCGGCAAGATTTTCGGCGTGCGCGGCGGTTGCATCTTCGAGTTCAACGATCAGACCGGCAAAGCCACGGGCCGCAAACTGTACTTCGCCGAGCCGATCGGCGATGCCTTCATCGCGCTCGACACCACGCGCGATTTGCTCGTCGTGACGAACTGGTGGGACCCGAACATAAATGACCAGACGGACAAGACCCTCTATCGAAAGGGGTTTTTCCTGATCGACCCCGACACGCTGCAGCTCTTCGATTTCCTGCCGATGGCCTATATGAACACCACGGCAGCGCTGCAGGCCATCACACCGCAACCCATCCCGAACAATAAGAGCCTGAGCACGACCGATTACGGTTTCCATTATTACGTCGATGTTGTCTCCGTGTTCCCGGCCGCGCTTTTTGAAGCCGGCTATGTCGGCACGTACTTCGATCAGGAAGACCCCGGCGACGAGCTGGAGTTTGGGCCGTTCGATCAAACCGTGCGCGTGATCGTCAACCCCGGCGGCTGGTCGGTGGATTGGTTCCACTTCTTGATCCAGGTGAGTGGCGGCGGCCCCACGTACCATCTCACCGGGTTTTCCAACACCTTTACGATCGCGGCGGGTTTGACCTTCACCGTAGATATAGCCATCGACCTGACGTCTCACGGAGACGAGACTATACCGCGTGGCCCCGAACAATGGACACCGCCCTCCCCATTCCATTTTGTCAGCGAGAGCACCGCTCCCACCCACGCAAAAAATGCGCGCTACCAGTGCGGCCCCCGCTGCGTGTACGTGATGGATGACGGAAAGTGGCTCTTTACTGAAATCGATTCGTACCTGGATGGCATCGATCGATTTGGGCTTTTCGATCCCGGGACACTTGGGTTGGCCCGTCGAGAAGGTTACGATGCGGAATCTTTCAACCGGGATGGCCACGGCTGGTATGACATCTGGCCAGAGGTCGGCACCATCACAGCCGATGCCCAAGGTGTCTGGGGTACAAATGGACGCAACTTCATCCGGTTCGCAGACCTCTTTAGCAGTTTTCCAGGCGGCACGTTCAGCCACAGCAACAAGCAGGTCTATTCCAGCCCGAGCGCCAAGATGCTTTGCGGCCTGGCGTTTTGCGATTCCAACGATAAGCTCTACGCCGCCACCGCCAGCCTGGACGTGGCAACGTGCCTGAAAGATTCTCCCTTCACCACGGCCACCTTCCAGTTGCCGGCGGCGGCCTTCCGCAAACCCCGCCGGATCCGTTACGCCGCGTTCAACGATCGCCTGTATTTGCCCACCGTACTGGATAACTGCGTGATCGAGATCGACCCTGGTGACAACTCCGTCACCAACACCTTTGAGGGCTTCGATGTGCCGTATGATATTGTGGTGAATGAGACGGATGAGAAAGTTTTCGCCGTGCAACTGGGCTCCAAACCGCTGAAGCTGGTCGTATGAAAACCACGGATGAAAAAAAACCACGGATTACACGGATGTTTTTTTCTCCTTATCCGTGCCCATCCGTGTAATCCGTGGTAAAAAATTGCCTTCAATGAAACTCAAAGCCTTCGCCTCTGACAAACTCGCGAGCCTCCTCGCCGCGCTCATCCCCACTTCCCGCCGCGCGCTCGTCAACCTGCGCCACGAGCCGCTCTCCATCATCACGAACGCCACGGCCCGGACCATCGCCGGCGCCGTGCAGCTCGCGGAGCAGGGTGACACGCGGCAGTTATTCTCGATCTACCGAGATCTCACGCTGGCCGGCTCGCACGTGCAAGCCGAGTTCTCCAAACGCAAGCTGGCTATTCTTGGCCAGCCATTGAGTGTCCAGGCCATCGACAAAAATAACGCGGACGACGTGCTCGCGGCGAAGGCCGTCCGCCAAATGATCCGCGACTGCGAGAACTGGATTGACGGCCTCTTGCACCTCGAAGACTCCGTGCTCTGGCCCGTGGCCGCCGCTGAAAAAATCTTTCGCCCCGTCACGCCGCTGGATTTCAATCCGGGCGAATTGAATCTGCGGTGGACCTTGAAGCGCATCGAGCCGGTGAATCACACGCTGCTTTGTTTCCGCTCGGATAGGTGGGGCCCGCAAACCACGGAGCGCACGGATGGGAAAAACTTCGGCGCTTCATCCGTGCTTAAGCCGGATGTGTGGGAAGAAGACCTGCGCTTCTGGAACACGAACGAAAAAGGTGAGATCGATTACTCGTGGGACACCGCGTATCCCGCTGATCCCACACGCCACGTCATTCACCGCGGCCACTTGCTCACCTCCGCGCGGGACAACTGGGGCGGCCCGATGCGCGCGATCGTGTTCTGGTGGCTCCTCAGCGTGCTCGCGCGCGAATGGTTCAGCCGCTACATGGAGCGCTATGGCTCCCCCTTCATCCTGGCCAAGACGGACAGCGGCTCGAAACCGCAGATCGATTTCCTCCGCGAAGCGCTGAGCCTCGCGACGAAACTCGGCGGCCTGGTGGTGGACCACGAAACCGAAGTGAGCCTCGAAGAGGCGTACACGACGGGCGGCGCGCTCGCGCACGAAACGTTCAAGAACGTCATCAACGAAGAAATCTCCAAAGTCATCGTCGGCCAGACCCTCAGCGCGGACTCGAAAGCCACGGGCCTGGGCAGCGGCGTGGCGAATTTGCAAGCAGCCGTGCGCGACGATCTCCGGCTGTTCGACGCGATCAAGCTAAATGAAACGCTGCAGCGCCAGCTCTTCACGCAATTCCTCGCGATCAATGGCCTGCGCGGCCAACCCCCAAAGTGCGTCTGGGGCGGCCTGGACCCGCAAGACGCGAAGGCGACGTCCGACGTGGTCAAGACCCTGTACGATGCCGGCCTCGAAGTGGACGACGAAGCCATCCAGACCATCAGCGAGCGCATTGGGTTTGCAGTGCGGCGGCGACGAATGACCTCGCCAGGTCCGCTGGCCGCGTTTGGAGCGCCGGCTTTAGCCGGTCCGCAAAATCCCGCCGCCCAAACCGCCGACACGCAGGCCCGCGCCCGGGCCGCCGCGCTGGCGCGGGCGTTTCGCGGCAGCCTGGCGCCCGTGCGCGAAATCATTTTGCAGAGCGCCACGCCCGCCGAAGCGGAAAAAAAGCTCGCCGCGTTTTACGCCGATTGGAAACCAGAAAAAGTCCACGCGCTCCTGGAGGAAGCCCTGCAGATCGCCGCCGCCGCCGGCGCGGCGCACGGGAGTCAGTAATGTAATGTTCTTCGGACCGCTTTCTCTGCGTTGAAAAAAAATGGCTGACCCCATCCCCCACGAAGAAGCCCTCGCGTTCCTCGCTGGCAAGCCGGTCGTTTCGAGCGAGGTCTTTTACGCGCTGCTCCCCGAGCTGCGCGCGCGCGTGTTCACCGTCTCCGGCATCTACGGAGCCGACGTGCTGCAGCGCATCCGCGAGCGCGTGGCCAGCATCGCGGCCGGCGAAAGCGACACCTGGGACACCCTCAAAAAAGAAATCATCGCAGACCTCGAACCGTACCTCGGCGACGACGCCGAGCAGCGCGCGGAAGTGATTCTGCGCGCGAACACCTACCAAGCTTTTCAGGCCGCGAACTGGAACGTCGCGCAGCGAGACGAGGACACCACACACCTGCAGTATCTGCACGGCTTCGCCACCGTGCCGACGCCCGAACACCTGGCGCTGCACGGAATTATTTTGCCCAAGGACGATCCCTTTTGGGACGACCACTACGGACCGTGGGGACATCTCGGTTGTGTCTGCAGCGCGCGGCCCATGAACCTCGATCTCGTCGAAGCCGCCCGCGAAGCTGACGCGGACAAAAATCCCGAAGACCAGCGCGTGATCGAGGGCGCCGCGCTCGACGCGCTGCGCGACGGACGTCTCATCCGCGGCACCCAAACCTACGACGTGGCCGCGCCCGCCGGGCCGGACGCTTTTTCCTGGTCGCCCGGCACGTTGACTTTCGATCTCGAGAGTTTGCAAGCGCGCTACGATCCGGAAGTATGGGCTGAGTTCGAGGCCCGCGCGAAAACCATCGAGTTCGCCCCCGGCCAAACCATCTGGGACTGGCTCAATGCTGCCCGCTGATCGGAGCGCGAGTTCTCATTACTGCGCACAGCTATTCCGTACGCGCAGGGAAGCGGCTCAAGCCGTCCGAACAATGCGTCGCGCACGCATGAATGCAATTCTCGCCTGCGAATGAGCCTATCGCTCCACGTCACTCACGACGACATCTCGCCCGCGCTCGCCAAGCTCGTCGCCAGCGCCCGCAATCCCGAGCCGGTGGTCCGCGCGATGGGCACGACGTTTTACTCGATAACGAAAGGCACCTTCGAGGCCGATGAATCCTTCCGCCCGACGCCGTGGCCGCCGAAAAAATCAGGCGGCCCCTCGCGGCTGCGCAAATCCAACACCCTGTTCAATTCCATTTTTCTCCGCGTCGAAGGCCGCGCCGCCATCGTGGGCAGCCCGATGATTTACGCGGCCATCCATCAATTTGGAAAACCGTTTCCGTGGATGGAAGGACAGAAAGAGGGCAGCGCGTTCCCCGCGCGCCCCTATTTTCCAATTCTCAAAGGCCGACTGACGGCCCAAGCGGAAAAAGTCATCGCCGCCGCCGGCCAGCGGCTGCTGGCGAAACAGCTCGGCGCCGTTTAGTTTTCTGCGCCCGGCGCGCCAAGCGCGCCGGGCGCGCTTCCCCCCTGCGCCCGCTGGGGTTTTAATCGCCTCGTGCAGAGCGCCGCGCCCGATCTCAAAAAACTGATCGCCTTGAAAATCAGCAATGGCGCACTGGCGTCCGCGCCGAATCTCCCGGCGCGGCTGAAAATTCTGGCCTGGGGCGAGAACGCGACCGTCAAAGGGCCGGTGCGCCTCGGGGAAAAATCCGCGCGCGTCCTGCCGCTCAATCAAAAAGCGCTCGGGTTCGAAGAAGTCGCGCTCGACTTCGAGCACAACACCCTCGAAGGCTCGCCGGAGTTCGCGCGCACCAAAGAGCCGCGCGCCGTGGCCGCTTACGGCAAACTGAGCGTCATCGCCGGCGATGGCCTGTACCTCGACGAGCTGCGTTGGACGCCCACCGGCAAAACCGAAGCCTTCAATTTCGCGGACCTCTCGCCCGCGATCGAGCTCGACGCGGACGGCGATGTCACATTCCTCCACTCCGTCGCCCTCACGCGCAACGGGGCCGTCCACGATCTCAGTTTTTTCAACGCCGACAAAAAGATTATGACCAACCCAAATCCCAATGCGGAAATGTTCACCGTCGCCGATTTCTCCGCCGCCTTCGGCCTCCGCGCCGAAGCCGTCAAAGATGACGTGCTGAAAAAGCTCACCGACCTCTGCGCGCTCACCGCGCTCGATGGCCGCCTCAAAGCGCTCGAAGCCGGCGCGACGGTCACCGCCGCCGCGACGATCACCGCGCTCACTGCCCGCCTGGAAAAATTAGAGTCGCTGCAATCCGCGGACGCCACGGCGCGCGAAAAAGCCGAGCGCGGCCAGATCATTGTGCGGTTTGCGGCGGAGGGCAAAGTCCCGCTCAAGCCGGACGGCGCGGCCTACACTACCGAAGAATTACTCGCGCTCAGCGCGGACACGCTCCGGCTCCTGCTCGCCAACGCGGCCGCCAGCGTCCCGCTGCACGCGCGCGGCGCGCGGCTGAACGCGGAAGGCAAAACCGAGCCACGCCCGGCGCGCGAGGTGTGGAAGGCCGGCTTCCAGTCCGCGCGGAACTGAAAGTTCGTCAATCGCAAATCGTAAAACTAAAATCGTATGGCTGAATCGAATCTCCCAACGCTGCTGGACCTCGCGAAAAGCGACGCCGGCATCGGCTATAATCTCATCCAGGAAGCGGTGACCGGCATCCGCCCGGAGCTGCAGATCATCCCGGCGGACACGCTGAGCGGATTATCGATGACGCTCACCGTGAACACCGCGCTGCCCACCGTGGGGTTCCGGCTCTACAACCAGGGGGGCACGCAAGGCAAGCCGACTTTCGCGAACAAAATTTTCGAGGCGATGCCGCTCGACATTCGCATCCCGGTCGATCGCAGCCTGGCGGAGAGCGCGAAGGACCAGGGACGTTTTCTGGAAAACCAGGCGATGCCCTATTTGGAGGCCGCGCTCGATCACGTTTCGAATCAGTTTTGGTATGGAATCGGAAACGATGCTAATGGGTTCCCGGGAATGATCGCGCAGTACGGCGCGGCTGCGGCCTACGAAGTCGATGCCGGTGGCAACTCCGCGAAAACCTCCGCCTGGTTTCTCGCCATCGGCCGCGAGCGCATCGAGTTTTTGTACGGCAACGGCCGGACGATCACGTTCGACGGGACCTGGAAAGAAGAAACGATTTACGACGCGGACAACAATCCGCTGCCCGGCCTCACCAACTGGATCCGTGGCCGCGTGGGGATGCGCCTGGCGAACAAACGCTGCGCGGTCCGCATCAAAAATGTCGAGGAGGACACGCTCAAGCTGACGGACGCGCTGATGTTCGCCGCGCTCCGGAAGTTCCGCGAGCTGAAGATGGAGCCGACGCACATCTTCATGAACCCGCGCTCCCAGGAACAATTGCGCGCGTCGCGCACCGCGACGAACGTGGAGGGCCGCCCCGCGCCACTGCCGCGCGATTTCGAGGGCATCCCGATCATCCCCACGGTGCACATCACCAACGAGGAGTAAGCGTGAATCCATGAAAGAAATTCTTATCTTCCCCCGCTGGCTGGCCGCACTCGTGGCCGCCGGCTGCCTCGCCGTGCTCGTGGCCGCCACCGCGCCGCTCACCCAAACGCGCGACCTGAAAATCAGCAACACGCAAAACACGGTGAAGCTGACGATCCAGCAGCCCGGTGCGCAAAGCGCGAACGCGATCGAGATTTATCGCGGCGGCAATTTAGAGCTGGCGGTCCCGGGCACAAACGTGGCGGCGGGCCTGAAGGTCAAGCTCGGCATTCAAGCGGGCAATGTCGTCACCAGCGGGGATGGCACCGTAACGCAGACGTTCGCGACGGCGTTCAGCGCCGCGCCCGTCGTGGTGACGACCCAGCTCGGGCTGAACACGACGATCACGAATGTGCTGGCAGTGACCGCAAGCACTTTCGTCTTGCAGACTTCGCTGGCCACGCAAACCAATAACTGGATCGCCCTCGGCGCGCCGTGAGGAACTCAAATCGCAAATCGCAAATCGTAAATCGTAAATTCTTATGCCGACCAAACGCTCCCTCAAAGACGCGCTCCTGAACGTCTCCAAATATTTGCCGGCCGCCGCCGCCGCCAACCAGTCGCCCACGATTGATCTCGGCTCCGTAGTCGCCGGCGAACCGAAGTTGCTGGAGATCGAAGTCTCCGTGCCGGCGCTGCCGAATAACACGGACAATACCAAAACCATCACCCTGCGGCTCCAGGACAGCGCGGACGATGTGACCTACGCGGACGTGGGCGTGGAAGCTGCCGCCGGCGTGGGCGACGCGCCGCGCATCGAGTGCCGGCTGGCCGGCGTGACCACCACCGGCAGCGTGGCGAAAATTTTTCGCGTGGCGCTCCCCAGCACGGCGCGCCGTTATTTGCAATTTACGCAGACGGTCGCCAGCGGCGGCGGCGACAACACGGCCGCGCTGGTCACGTACGAACCGTGCCTCTAAGTTCGGAGACCCGCCTGTAGGCGGTCCCGGGGCCTATGTACGTCGAACGAGCCGCGGTCGAAGCGCTGATCCCGGCGCCGGACCTGATCGATGCGCTCGACGACGACCGCGACGGGAACGAAGACGACGGCATCTTCGACCAGGTCGTGAACCTGGCGAGCAACGCGGTGGATGCGTTTTTGGCCGGCTTGTTTGCCACGCCGTTCGCGGACCCGGCGCCGGCCGTGGTGCGGGAGGCGGCGCTGATTTTTGTTTGCGAAGCGATTTATTCGCGCCGGCCCGCGGGCGACCGCAACCCGTTCAAGGCCCGCGCGGACGGCTGGCGGCAACGGTTGAAACAGATCGGCGAAGGCGCGGCGCCGCTCGAGGCCGGCCAGGTGCGGCAATTCACGCCGGGCGCGGCGGTGACGGAGCCGGCGAGTATCGACGGGAACATGCGGTAAGAGCGTTGGAAATCTGAAATCGTAAAAAATAAAAACCTATGGCCGACGAAATTTCCCTGAGCATCTCCGTGTCCGTCAGCAAAGACGCGATCTCGATCGCCAAAACTCAAAGCTCGCTGCAAGATTTTGCGGGCAACGATTACCTCCTCGGCACCCAAGCCGTCGCCACGACGTGGGAGGCCATCAGCCTGGGCGACGTCACCGCGCCGCCCGGGACTGTGATGGTAAAGAATCTCGACGAAACTAATTACGTCGAACTCGCGCTCGCCAACGATGGGACCGGAATATTCGAGAAGTTGAAACCGCTGTCAGTCTGTCTCTTTCATCCCACTGACACCACCGTTTTTGCCCAAGCCAACACGGCGGCGTGCCAGGTGGAATTTCTGATCATCGAAGCCTGATACGGACGAGGAACCGAAGGACAAGAACGATCACGATGACCATTGCCGCCCAACTCGCGAAGCTACTCGATGCCCTCGGCCCGTGGGCGGCCAGCAAAGCGGGCCGGGCGGTGGTGATCGGCGACACCCAGAATTTCATCACCTGGCTGCGCGGGCGCTCGCTGAACGTGGGGATTTTATTTTCCGGCGAGGACAAACGCGGCGAGCTGGAGGAGGCGGGCGTTTACGACCGGAAATTTACCATCATCATTACGCGCTCGGAAGGGCTGGTCTATGCCCCGGGCGATGCGCTCGTGGGCACCACCGGCGCGGGCGAGGCGCTCTTCAACCTCGTGGAGCAAGCGCGCGACATCGTGCGCGATCTGCAGTTCACTGCCGCGACAACGGAAGTACGCATGAACTACGAAGGCTCGCGGCTGTATCTGCTCAAGCTGGCGCACCAGGCCGGCGAGGCGCAGATCGTGTACGACGCGTACGAGATGACCTTCATGCTGGGCACGCAACAGTGAATCGCAAATCGTAAATCTAAAATCACATGGCCCTATCAGTCACCAAGGACGGGATCAAAGTTTTTTGGGGCACGGACGGATTGCTCGGCGGAACGTTGCTCACCGCGCTCGTCGAAGAAGTCACGTTCAAGCCGCAGGTGGAGCGGGCAAAAATTCCCGATAACAACGGGTTCACGGTCGGGCGCGTCTCGGTGGATGATGGTTTCGAGGCCACCGTCAAATTGACCTACGAAGAGACCCGCGCGTATCCGGAACAAGACGACGTAGTGCTGCTCAAGCGCCGCAGCGATGGGGCGCTCTTGCGCTGCCTGGTGGATGAGATCGAGCACAGCGCCACCCGCAAAAAGGAAAACATGATCACCCTGAAGATCAGTTATTTCCCCGGGATGACCGTGTAGGAATTTTCCCTCTCCCTTTTTTCCATCGGCCAGCCATGAACCCAGCCGCCCAAAATCTCTCGCGCAACAACGGCGACCTCTCGCGCCGCGTCGCCGCCGCCGAAGCCGCGCTCGCGCCCGTCGAAGAAAAAAGTGCCGCCGCCCGCGCCGCCGCGAACCAGGCCGTGCTGCCCGGTCCGCTGCGCGAGGCTTTTTTGCCGCAGACTTTGCACGCCGCCGGCCTGGCATTGCGCGCGGTCGTGCCCAGCGATTACGGAATCTTGGAAGCGCTCGATTCCCCGCTCCTCGAAATTATCCGCGGGAAAACCGAAAGTGACCTGCGGTGGACCACCGATCAAATTTGGGAGCTGGTTTTTTTGTGGACGCGGCCCGTGGCGGAAGCCCGCGCCGCGCTCACCCTCAAACCGCAAGATTTTGCGGCGAGCCGAACGCTCGCCGCCGCCGATCGCGCCGAGTTCCGCGCGCACGCGGCCCGAAAAAATTTCCACGAGACGGCGCTGGCGGCCACCGCCGATCAGTTGCCAGCCGGGGCGCTCCTGCAGTCCGCCGAGATCGGACTGGCCCTCGGCGAGAATTTCAAGCGGTCCTTCGGCCCGGCGCTGGCTTACGAGCCGCCCGCCGCGGAGGACGGCTCGGTTTTTACCGCGCCGCCGGCGGAGCCAGCGATGGCCTCGGCTGGTGGCTAGACCTGGTTTGCCGTGTGGCGCGGGATTTTCATTGCTCGCCGCAGGCCGTGGCCGATGGCTGGCCGGCCGCGCAGTGCTGGGCGTACAAAGCCTGGCTCACCGAGAATGATGCCTGGATGTTGAGCGAGCGCGCGAGCGACGGCTATCTCGCGCAGGAAATCGAGCGGTTGAAATGAGCATGATCCGGAAACGAAAATTACAAGGTGACTTTCGGCTATTGCCTATTGGCTATTGGCCATCCCTCAATTTTGTAACTCTTGTAACTCTTGTAACCCTTGTAACCTCTGTAACCGCGCGCAGCGCCACGGTCACCGGCACTATTTATGACCGCCGCGGCTCCGTCAGCTCCACCAACGTAAACTTCCGTCCGCTGCAACGGCCGCTGATCGACTCGCCCTATATTTTCCCCGGCTGGACCGTCTCCACGAACTCCGCGACCAATGGGACGTTCAGCGTGCGTTTGTCCTATGGAAACTATGCCGTCTCCGTTGGTTCCGATCAGCGCGATCAATTCATCATCGCGGTGCCGGACAACACCAACAGCTACGCGGCCACGGACCTCATCACGAACGCCGTGCCGACGCTGTTCGCCAAGCCCGCATTTTTGGCCATCCTCAAAACCAACGGCGTCACCGTAGGGACGAACATTTCGATTCTGGATTTCATCGCGGCCAACAATATTTCCTTCACCGGCGCCGTCTCGGGCGCGACCTTCCGGTTCGGCATCAAATCCACCGGCGGCGGCGGCGGTTCCGGGATCCTCACGCTCAATGGGCTGACCGCCGATCCGCAATTTTTTGCCACCGGCACGAGCGGCAGTGATTTTGCAATTTCGAGTTTGGACGCTACCCACACCTTCAATTTGCCCACCGCCAGCGCGACCGTGCGCGGCGCACTGGCGAGCGCCGACTGGGCCGCGTTCAACGGTAAACAGGACGCCCTCTCCTTCACCGGCACCGGCCACACCGTGCGCAGCAACGCGCCCTCGATCCGCGCGCCCGTCATCAACTCCGCCACCGCCTCCCGCGCCGCGATCTTCGACGCGAGCAGCCAGCTCACCAACAGCGCCGCGGTGGACACCACCGAGTTGGAATATCTGGACGGCGTCACGAGCGCGCTGCAGACGCAGATCGACGGCAAACAAGCCGCGCTCAGTTTCACCGGCACCGGCCACACGGTGCGCAGCAACGCGCCCTCGATCCGCGCGCCCGTCATCAACTCCGCCACCGCCTCCCGCGCCGCGATCTTCGATGCCAGCAGCCAGCTCACCAACAGCGCCGCGGTGGACACGACCGAACTGGAATTTTTGGACGGCGTCACGAGCGCGCTGCAGACGCAGATCGACGGCAAGCAAGCCACGCTCAGCTTCACCGGCAGCGGCCACACCGTGCGCTCGAACGCGCCCTCGATCCGCGCGCCCGTGATCAATTCCGCCACCGCCGCCCGCGCCGCGATCTTCGACGCGAGCAGCCAGCTCACCAACAGCGCCGCGGTGGACACCACCGAGTTGGAATATCTGGACGGCGTCACGAGCGCGCTGCAGACGCAACTCGACGGCAAGCAGGCCACGCTCAGCTTCACCGGCACCGGCCACACGGTGCGGAGCAACGCGCCCTCGATCCACGCGCCCGTGATCAATTCCGCCACCGCCGCCCGCGCCGCGATCTTCGACGCGAGCAGCCAGCTCACCAACAGCGCCGCGGTGGACACCACCGAGTTGGAATATCTGGACGGCGTCACGAGCGCGCTG